TTATCTGGAATACATTGTTGACGAAAGTCCACTGAGGGCGGGCAAGCTCATGCCGGGCGTGCATACACCGATTGTGTACCCTGACCATTTCGGGACTAGCCCGCCGGACTATTGTTTAGTGACTGCCTGGAACTATTTTGAGCAGATACGACAGAAACATCCTGAATTCAAGGGCGTATGGGTATTACCCGCGCCGGAAATGAGGTTTGTATGAGTGCGTTGTCAATAAAAAACAATTGGGAATACTATACATACTTTATTGATGGCAAAGAGGTAAGCCCGTTAGAAATAAAATCAGTAAGAATTAATAGCAAGACTTATGCTATTATCCCCAAAGAAACAATTGGAAGTTATTCAGATTTTGGGCATTCATCCGTTGTTCATAGAACCTCATTATTCATAACTGTAGATGGTTTTGAAATAGACTTGTCTAAACAGATGGATAAAAATAATCCACCAACAGTTAAAGTAGTTATTTGAAAGGACGGCTACATGAGAATATTTATTAGTAAGTTAATCTGTTTATTTAAGGGGCATTCATGGAAAACGTTCCCGACAGAACCGCACACGTCATATATCTGCAACCGGTGCATTGAGGTGGTGTCGGATTGAAACCGTTATCTGGAATATATAGCATTACAAATACCGTCACCGGTAAAATATATATTGGCCAGACAACAAATCTTAATAAAAGAAAGGCTTTTCATTATTGGGAACTAAATAATAATCGCCACAATAATGCATATTTACAAAATGCATATAACAAATACGGTAAAGATAATTTCATATTTCAGATAATTCTTTATTGCGAAAAGCACGAATTGACTAGATACGAACAATCAATAGTCGATATTACTACTTATATTTATAATATAAGAAAATTGTGCGTTAATAGCAACAAAGGTTTTGTTTTATCTGAAGACACAAAGCGATTAATAGGTGAAAAAAATAAAGGAAGAATTGCATCTGAAGAGACAAGATATAAATTATCTAATTCCCATAAGGGTCAAGCTGCATGGAATAAAGGCATGGCGTGTTCAGAAAAAACAAGGCTAAAACTATCAGAAGTAAATAAAGGGAAGAAACATTCAGAAGAGACAAAGCGAAATATATCATCCGGCAATAAGGGGCGTGTTGTTTCCGATGAAACTAGACGTAAATTATCCGAATCTAATAAGGGCAATATTCCGTGGACTACAGGCAAGGTTCATTCCCAAGAAACAAGAAATAAAATATCAGAAGCAATAAAGGCTTACTGGAAATGCAAACATGCGGTGGTTACATGAAACCATTTTTATCTATATTGATCCCAACATTTAATAGATCATCTATGACTCTTGAAGCTATAAAAAGTGTAGGAAAAAACCAGGAAGTTGAAATTGTGGTAGTTGACGATTGTTCTATCGACCAAGAATATAAAATGCTACATGATGGAATTAGTCTTATAAACTATTCCGCAATTAAACTACACAGAAATGATGTAAACATTGGTATGACTAAAAATTTCAACACTTGTATGTCATATGCGATTGGTGATTTTTTTGGATTGATAGGCTCGGATGACTACTACAAACCCGGCGCGATTGACCACGCCGTAGAATTGCTTCACAAGATCCCGCCGTCACTTGTGGTCTATTCCCGTGACACAAAGGGTTGGGCGCGTCAACCAGGTACTGAAACAGTCCGCAATCTACAGCTCCCTTCCGGCTCCGGCAACTTCTGGCACAGGTCAATCTATGAGGACTTGGGCGGGTTTGATGAACGGTTGCAATTCTCCCCGGATGCTGAATACTGGTATAGGATTGCTACGAAATACCCTGTTGTCGGTTCGCCTGAAAAGTATAGTGTTTACCGGGAACACGGCGATAATCTGATGTATGACACATGGCGCAAGCAGGCGGAGCTTCTGAAGCAGATAAAACTTATCACCCGCCTGAATATGGTACATAAGGGATACGACACGACAGACCTTGATTTAGTTGTTGCGCACGAAGGGCAGGCGGTCTGGGATACGATACTGTATATCACGCGAGTGACCAGCACGAAGCCGGATAAACATGACATATTCGATATGTATCTTCCATTAGCACAATTGATGGCCTGCTATAACGGGCGCAAAGAAATAATAGACCAGCTTGTGAAAATGAGGAATAAGAAATGAGAAAAGGATCAAAAAAACTTATTGTCAATGAGCATGGGGACGCTATACAAGATCAAAACCCAGACAATCCGTTTATTATTGGTGAAATAAAAAGTGATCCAATATTAGATGTTCTCCTCCGCATCTGTGATGCCTGCCACGACATGCAGAACGAAACAGAACCGTGGGCTAGTATCAGGAAAGACATTGATAGGCTAAGATGAGTATTATTTGTCCAGAACCAAGTTTATTTCCCATTGAAATGGCTTTTTTATACAAAAGTCTCTTTTCTAATTCTTGTGATTGCAAAGATAAATTTCAAGATATAGTGAAAAACAATTTTCTATTTGAGGCATATATGATACGACGGAAATCAGATGGAGCTATTTTTGGTGGAAATAATTGTTATTGTTTTGGTAAAGATAAAAAAACAATAGATGATGTATTCAACACATTTCCTGAAGAGGATAAGGGATTATGGGAAATTATTCATATTGGTATATTTAAGGAATTTGACAAATGACAAAAATCACATTTATGATCAATACCCATAATGAAGAACCACGCATTGATTACATCCTGAAACCGGCCGTGAAGTGGGCGGATGAAGTCATTGTCATCGACAAGGGGTCAACAGATCGAACGGTTGATATTGCAGAGCATTACGGCGCGAAAGTTATTCAGGTAGGTCCATCACTTGCCGGCGATGACAACCGCAGGGAATGGATAAACTATTCGAGCAACGATTGGATTTACTGGGGATCACCGTCTGAAATTCCTACCCGTAAACTCATTGATAAAGTGAAGCTGATGGTAGATGGTGATTATGACCTGATAACAGTACCCCGTAAAATGTACATGCTGGGCGTGCATTCTGAACATTCCCCGTGGAAAATCAGTCACTATAAATTCCTTATCAACCGCACCAGGATAAACGTATCAAATAAGATACACCGCGATTTTAGTGCAAAGAATGGCAAAGAAGGACACATTGCATATTCAGAGGATTGCTGTGTTTATCACCTTACCTACACATCTGCTAAATACTGGTTAGAAACGAATATTCAGTACTGGCAGACAGAGGCGCTGGATTCCACTAATCCAGAAGAGGATATCACCCGGGCGCATGCGTACATAGCCCGGCATGAAGCGAACCTGAAAGCAGGCGGCGAAGAAACACGGTTACTTTATTATGCATGGTTGTTGTATCATTTAGGCACGGCGTTCTGTCTGGAAGAGAAACGACGCGGCATGGATATTGGCGCGGAATATAAAAAGATTTACGACCGCGTATTACAGGAGTGGAAATGAACTGTCGTTCCTGCGGAATGCCTAATCTGAAACCGATCCTATCATTGGGGAATATGCCGCTGGCTAACGGTTTGTTGAAGTCGCCCGATGAACCAGAAGAGAAATACCCGCTCGACCTCGTATTCTGCCCTGATTGCACACTGGTACAGCTTACTGGAAATGTTGACCCTGATAAGATGTTCAAGGACTATAAATACTATTCCTCCGGCTCTCAAACCATGCTGAAAAGTGCGGCTGACCTGGTAGAGAAAACCACAGCCAACGAAGGATTGAATAAGGATTCTCTAGTTATTGAGATTGCCAGTAATGACGGGTATCTGTTAAAGAATTATGTCGAGTCCGGTATTCCAGTACAAGGGATTGACCCATGTTTACCGATCGCTATGGCTGCACAAAACAAAAACAACGTACCCACCATGACACAATATTTCAGTCTGGAGCTAGCAAAGCGATTGTTGAAATGGGAACACATGCAAGCTGATGTAATCCATGCTAATAATATCATGGCACATTTGCCAGACCTGAATGACGTTGTTGAGGGAATATCAATCCTGTTGAAACCAAACGGTATCGCAATCATTGAAACGCCCTATATACGCGACATGATTGACAACTGCGAATTTGATACCATTTATCACGAACACCTTTGTTATTATTCCTTGACGGCGTTATCAAGGTTGTTCAATCGGTATGGCTTATCCGTTGTTGATGTAGAGCATCTTTCTATCCACGGTGGATCACTAAGAGTAACGGTCAGTCACAACGCAGAACGGTATATTTAACAGGTAGCAAATATGCTTATGGCAGAATCAATAACTCTTGATGATTACGGATACTATGAATATTTCGGCAAGCGGGTAGAGGTTGTGAAAGACGATCTATCCGATATGCTGTATGGCCTGAAGTTGAACGGAAAACATATCGTAGGGTATGCCGCATCCGCCAAAGGCGCCGTGTTGATGAACTACTGCGGCATTGGTCAATATCTTGATTACGTTGTTGATAACACGCCTGCCAAACAAGGACTTTACACCCCCGGTACGCACCTTGAAATATACGACCCGTCTAAGTTGCTGGAAACGCAGCCGGATTATGCCCTA